AGATGTTCTCCACCGACGCCGGCAACCAACTGAAGATCTCGGTCGACACCGATTGCTGGCTGGCCGTGTTCAATCAGGCCGCTGCCGCCAACGTGGGTGCCACCGCCGGTGTCATCTCTGCTGGTTACAACATGGGTACGGACGCTTCTCCGGTCACCCTGAACGGCGGCAACATCCTGTCGTTCATCACCGGGATGGCTACCATCCTCGACGAGCAGAACATCCCCGAGACCGATCGTTGGCTCATCATCACCCCCTACGAGCGTCAGCTTCTGATGAACTCCAACCTCGCGCAAGCTCAGTTCATGGGTGACAGCGAGTCGGTGCTTCGCAACGGCCGTATCGGGCGTATCGACCGCTTCAACGTGTACCTGAGCAACCTGCTGCCCCGTGCAGCGGCCAACCAGAACTACACTGGCGGTGCTGATGCCGGTAAGGTCAAGCGGCACACCATCCTTGCTGGTCACAAGACCGCGTTCACCTTCGCGTCGCAGATCAACAAGGTCGAGACCGTTCGCAACCCGAACGACTTCGGCGACTTTGTGCGCGGCCTGATGGTGTATGGTCGTAAGGCTGTCAAGGCTGAGGCGTTCACCACCGGCTACATCGCCGGCTGATGGGTGGGGGAGGGGTAAAACCCTCCCCGCTCTCGCAACTCTAGGAGAACGCTATGTCTTTCGGGCTTAGTTCAGTTAATGTCTCACAGCGAGGCGAATGGGCTGGTACTATTGTTGCCAACGTAGTTACGGGTATCACCGTAGCCGCTGGCAACAATAGTCAGGCTTTGGCTGTCGCGCTTACCGGCGAAATCAACGTCATCGGCACCAGCAGCGCCACTGCTTCTACCGGTGTTCGTCTGCCGGCCGGCGTGTACGCCGGTGATTCCGTGATCGTGTATAACGCTGGTGCCAACTCGACGGCGGTTTACCCCGCTACTGGCGGCGTCATCAATGCACTGTCCCCCAATGCTGCGCTCGCCATGACGACGGGTCAGCGTGCTATGTTTGTCGCGGTTTCGCCGACGAACTGGGTTGCTTTAGTTAGCGCGTAATGAGGTGCCCGGGTAACTCCCGGGCGCTTTCATGGGAGTGATATGGGTACCATCACCGCCGCGACACTAATCGACCGCGCCGCGTACTTGCTGGAGGACACGAGCAACGTCACGTGGGCTCGGGTCGAGCTTCTTGGCTGGCTCAACGAGGCGCAGTCTCAGGTCGTTTCGTTTTCCCCTGCGGCCAACGTCACGCGTGAGACCATCAGTTTGGTTTCCGGCACGTCGCAAGAACTTCCTGCGGCGGCATCCCTACTCATTGACGTACCTAGAAACGCCAACGGTCCTGCGATCCGTATGGTGTCTCGTGAGCTTCTGGATGCGGGCCCCTACGATTGGTACACCGCACCCAGCACTGCGCAGGTTAAAAATTGCGTGTACGACATTGAGGACAGCCGTCGTTTCAGCGTGTTTCCGCCCAATACCGGGGCTGGTAGCGTTGTTGTTGTGTACGCCAAGCTCCCTTCTGTTCTCACCAACGAAAGCCAGACTCTTGAGATTGAGGACGCGTACCAAGCTGCCGTTCTCAACTACATGATGTACCGTGCGTACAGCAAAGACACTGACTATGTGTCTGCTGATGGCAGCAAAGCCGCTTCGTACTACGGGGCGTTCAAAGATGCGTTGGCTGGCAAAGCCGCTGGAGATGCCGCGCTCAATCCGGCGCAAGGGCTTTCCCCCGCTAACCCTGCTGTGCAAGGTACGCTCAAATGACGATGCAGGACTACAGCAGTCTCGTGCGGGACGTCATCATGTACGCGCCGCACTGCCCCGAGCACGTGGCGCAGCACGCGGTGAAGCTGACGTGTATCGACTTTTGCCGCCGTACGCACTGGTGGAAGTACACCAGCGACCCGATGGATGTCGCAGCGGGCGAGGCTTCGTACCAAGTCGAAGTGCCTAACGGCACCGAGCCGATTTCGGTTGTGGCGGCGTGGTATAACGATTCTCCGCTATGGCCGATGGGTTTTTCGACCAAGAACCGTTTTCAGTTCAAGAACCTTAGCAGCATGTCCGGGACGCCGCAGGCGTTTAGCCATGACAACGCTGCTGAAGTAGTTCTGAGCCCAGTGCCGAAAGACACTGATGCGGCCTCTCTAGTTCTTACCGTCGCCATCGCTCCTAAACGCACTGCCAACAGTGCAGACAGAGAGATGATGGAGCGGTATTTCGATGGTTTGGTGAGCGGAGCGCTTTCCCGCGTGTACGCAATCCCAAATCAGCCTTTCACTAGCCCCGATGCTTCTATGGCGCGCGAAAAAATGTACCGCGTCGAGGCAACGAAGGCTAAAATCGACGCTAACAAGGCACTAACGGTCGCCTCGTTGCGAGTTCAACCTCGGCACCCATAGGAGCCATCATGCCCGGTTTTTCCAAAGCCCTCGCGCAGCAAATTTTCGACGCCACGTTGGCGTCCTCACGCACTAGTCTGACCGCCAAGCCCGGCGTTTGGATGTCGCTGCACACCGCAGCACCGGACGATAATTCGGCCGGTAACGAGGCCACGTACTCTGGCTATGCTAGGGTCAACATTGCCTCCGTGATGACGTCCTCCACGACCGGTACTGCCCCTGAGCAGACCATCACGGCGACCAATACTGCGGATATCAACTTTCCTGCGTCCACGGGCACGACCCAAACTGTTACTCACTGGGCTATCTGGTCTGACCAGAGTCTTGGAACCGGCGCATATTTGATGTACTCGGGGTCGCTGTCCTCAAGTCGCTCGGTTCAATCAGGTGACGTTGTGGTTATTCCCGCTAGTCAACTGTCCATCTCGCTGACCTAAAATGGCCGGACTATCCAAGTACCTAGCTCTTGGGCTGTTTAACAGCACGTTGAACCCCGTGCGGGAGTCTCTTGTTGCTCCTACGACTCTGTACTTGGCCCTTCATTCTGGCGCACCCAGCGACGCAACATACGGCACAGAAGCCGATTATGCTGGGTACGCTAGGCGGGCGCTAAACAGTTTGACAGCCGACGTTTCCGCCGAGACGGTTGACGGCAACGTCGACATTGTTGTGACGAACGGGTCCGCCGTTACGTTTCCAGCCTCGACAGGTGCTGCCGTACAGTTGATCACGAACTGGGCTATTTGGGACAGCGCCGTAAGGGTGGGCCTATTAACTCAGGTGCGATAAATCACTTATCGTTCCCTGCGACTGAGACCGGCCTCAGCGTAATTCAACTGCTCGGCACAGTTGAGATATCCGGCACCATCGGTGGTTCGCTGTACATTTTAAGAACTGCTTCTGCGGCAACTAATGCTGTAGCGTCGACTCCAAACATAGTTGCCAAAGCGCGGATGCAGCTTGGCGCTACCACAGCATGTTCCGCAGTAACGCAGGCAACTGCGCTATCAAAAATTCGTGTCACCGCCGTGCCTCAAGAAGTTCTGGCATGGCCTGAAGTGAGCGTTGGGCTTCGGTACCGTTTTTCTGCGCAGCAGCAGGCTTCTGCCGTCGTCAGTGCTGTTGCGTTCGCTAAGACGTTCAAGACCGCAGTTACCTCCGGGGCCGCCGTGCCGTTTGTATCGGCAGACACGAGGTTGCGTCGGTCTGCCAGTGTCGTGTGTTCCGCTACAACTAGCGCATTCGCCGGTCGCAAGCCGCAGCGATCTGCGTCGACCGTTGCTCAGGTTGTTTCGCAGGCGTCGGTCGCTTCGCGCATTAGTCCACATGCAGAGACCGTAGCTACTGCCGTATCGTCCGTATCGACGAGGGTTAATCTACGGCGGTCGGCCCTTACTACAGCCGCTGCGGTCACGTCAACTCCGACTCTTGTTCGCCTCAGACTGGCGTACCCAAACCCAGAGGTCGCCACCGCGTTTTGTTCCGAGATTGCTTTGCGTAGGCGGATGCCGTTAGTGGCTTTCGGCTTGGCTTTCGCAGAAAACGCGGCGTCGGCTGCAAGCAAATTTAGAATGTCGGCTACGACAGTAGCCGAAGCTGTTGCGTTCTCGGCGGCGGCTGACTACGCGGTTGCGGCTCCCGCACCGGTTGAACGACTCAT